GGGGGTTGCCGCCGTGCCGCCCGCCCTAGCTTCCTCCCTCCTCCCTCCCTTTTATGGTAGGCAAACAAATTGACAGAAAGGCGTTGACATACCGCCGCCCGTGCCTTTGTCTTATCCCGCAACCCAATATTAAACATATGAATAACTCAGATAATTCCTTCTCAAAATTCTTTCCTAAGCCCCGCAAGGTGGCCCGCAAGCCTAAGGGCTTAACCGCACCAAAACCGCCGAAAGCGAAAACCGCCGCTTCCTGTAAATCAGAAATTACCCGTGCCGCTAATTCCGCCGCAACCCAGGTTTACAATTCTCTTTATAATCCTCTCCGCAAATAACCCCTTCTCTTCCTTCCTATGCGCTTTCTTTCTGACTTATTCACCGCCGCCGCGATCGTCGCCCTTGCCTGGTATGCCGCCGTCTGCGTTATGTCCCTTTAATATGAAAAGCCCCGCCCTAATAAAAGCCCGCCGTGCCTTTGCCGCCGCCCGCAAATAATTTTTCTAATATGAAGCCCCACCCCATCCCGCCCGCGATCGTCGCCGCATTGTTTGACGTTGAACATATTGCTGACCAGCTTGCCGCAACCTTTTGCGATTACCCCGCTAAGGGTTTAATGCCGGCGGAAACCGCCGCTTGCCTGGATAACTTGGATACGGTCGCCGCCGCCCTTACATGGAAAGAGCTGGAACAAGCCCCGGCCATGTTGAACGCCGTTGCCCGTGCTTACCGTCAATCCTTCCCCAGTGATTCCCTAGGGTGGGAAGATGCCGGACGGTTGCAAACGATTGCCGCCCTTATTTCCCATTGGCAAACCTTGCCAGATAACGGCAGCGCAACCCCGCCCCCGCCCCCGCCCCCGCCTGATAACGGCACGGGCGGCGGACTCATTTAATTCCCTACATATGAAAACAACCCAATATCAGAAAACCGCCGCCCGTGCAATTTATGCCGCCGCCGCGATCGCCACGGCGAAAGCTGGCCTTAGCATTGTTGCCGTTAATATTCAACCCGGCGACCCCTTGCGGAACAAACCAGGCAACCTTTTGATTGCCTGGACAGCTGGCCCGGTTTGGGGTGAATTGAAATTTGAATTCCGCCGCTTTCCTATGCAATTGATTGCCGTAGGTAAACCGCAAGGGGTTTGGGTAAGGGTTAACGGCACGGCATCAACGCCGGCGGGCTTCCCTATGCTTCCCTCCCTTATCAACGCACTTTCCGCGATCGCGATCGCCGCCGTTGACGTTGCCGATATACAAATGCCGCAAGGTGCTGTTTACGTTGATGCCGCCGAATAACCCCGCCGCCCTTTCCCTACCCATGAAACCCAAAAAACAAACCGTGCCGCCGGTCAAAGCGGCAAAGCAAAAGAAGATCACCGCCGCAAATGTTATATGGTGGCTAGGATGCGAAAACCCTACCCGGCAAAACCTGAATGAAGCGGCGCAAATGTTGGCCGAAATTGCAAATGGAACATACAAACCGCAAACCTTGCGGGAGGACATTTCAGGCACTTGCAATCTTTAACCCTTACCCCTTTATGAAACCCATAAATCCGCCCGCCGTGCCGTCCGTCAACCTATGCCCGCCTATTGCCCCGCCGTTGCACAGGGGCGATTACGCAACCCCTGGCCCGCTACTATTTCGCAAGCCCGCCGCCGCGATCGTTCACCCCGCCGCTTTGCTTCCCTTCTTTATGCCGTCCTATTTGCTTTCGGTCGAAGCGGACGCTAAAACGGATAAAGGCACGGCAAGCGGTTACCTTACGGGGATTCTTTACCTTGCCCCAGGCCAGCTTGCCGGCGTTGGCAACCTTTGCCCTAATGCTTCCGCAGGTTGCCTTGCCGCTTGCCTATTTACGGCGGGGCGGGCGGGCATATTTGAAGCGGTCAATAAAGCCCGTGTTATGCGTACCCGTTTCCTTCACGATAACAAAGCGGGCTTTATTGCCGCCCTTAAAGGGGAAATTGCCGCCTTAGTCCGTAAGGCAAAGCGGCGGGGCTTACGGCCGGTTGTAAGGTTGAACGGCACAAGCGATCTCCCTTGGGAAAAGTTAGCCCCTGAGCTATTCACTGACTTCCCCACCGTGCGCTTTTATGATTACAGTAAGAGCTTACGCCGTGCCATTGCCTACGCTAAGGGCGAATTGCCTAAGGGTTACCATATTACCTTTTCCCTTGCGGAGAATAACGCCGCCGCCGCCGCGATCGCCCTTGCCGCCGGTGTTAACGTGGCGGCGGTTGCGGACGGCATCAAAGCGGGGCAACGGTTTGCCTTGCCTGGTATGACCGAAGCCCGCCCCACCTTTTCCGCTGACCGCCATGACTTGCGCTTTCTTGACCGGCGGTCGCCGGACGGCCGGGGCAGGATTGGAATCCTAAAAGCAAAAGGCAAAGCACGGGGCGACACTTCGGGCTTTGTAATCCGTGCAACCGCCGCAACCGCCGCCGCCTAATTTCCCTAATATGCGAAAACCAATCCATCCCCTAATTCATCAGGCAATTGATGCCGCTTTTTGCGTCATTCAAGAGGCTTATGACCCCATTAACCGATTTGATGCGGGCGGCCAGGCCGACCACTATTCCGAAAAATTTCAAACATTTGACGCGATCGCGGAAGCCTTGGCCCATTATTCCGAATGGGAAGCGGCCAGGGTGAAAACGGCGAGAGCTTCCGCCGCCGAGGTTCAAGTTACCCCCGCAATGGCCGCTTCAATTGTTTCCCTTTTGGAAAACCCCGCCGCCTATGCGCTTGTGGGGTGGGAAGAGGCAATGGAAGACGAAAGGCCCGCTGAGTTTAAAGCCTGGGAAGACAAGTTAAACGCCGCCCTTGCCGCCCTGGGTTCTAAACATACCTTTGAAACCTTGCGCCGCTTCAATGGATAACGAAAACACAAAAGGGCAATTTCATCAAATTGCCTTAATGCATTCGGCGGCGGATTGCCTAGGGATTGAACCGCACCGGGGCGGGGTAAGTTCGCAAGGCCAGCTTTGCCTTGCAATGGGGCAAAAATCCGCAAATCGCCTTTCCGCCTTTTGCTTTGCAAGGTGGGGCTGGTCTCCTTCTCAAATCACGTTTGACGCCGCTTTGCCTAAGCTCCGCAAGGGGGCTTGGATTGCAACGGACATCCCCACCCCTTCCGCTAATGGATAACGCCGCCAGCTTTCAATTTCCCCTTGGCAAGCGGTGGCCCGTTGTTTGCCGCGATCGCGTCATCCGCAAAGCTGTCTTAACTGGGCGGGATGTTTTCTATAATGACGTTTACCTGGCGGCGGTTCAATTGACCGCTTCAGGCAGGCGGCGGACGGTTTCCGGCTGGTTTGCCTGGGATTCAGAAAAGGGTTATTTTCGCTTTTTCGCAACCGGGGCAAATGCCGCCCTTATCCCGTTAACTGGACACAAGCCCCGGCTGGCAAAGCTGGCCCGCAAATTGATTGCCGCAACCTCTTACTCCAAAAGGGCGGAGGGATTGCCTAGCGATCACGCCGCCGCCCTTGCCTATATGTGCCAAACGGAAGCGGCGGGATTGACTGAGATAAGCGGCCAGGAAAGCCCCGGGTGGCTTGTGCGCCGCATATTGTGCCGCTTGTGGGGCGAAGACGTTGAAAGATTAGCTTTATTTTTCGACCGGCTGGCCCGCTTCCAATCCGCCGCCGGTGAATAAGCCCCGCGATCGTCCGCCCTTACAAGCCCCGCCCCGTGCGGGGCTTTTCTTTTCCCTAGTGCTTACCCGTGCAACCGTGCCGCACAAGCCCCGCCCTTTGCCTTTGCCGCCGCTTTGCCGTCCGCCCTTCCCCTTTCCCCTTTCCGCCCCGCCGCCGCCCGCCTGGGGCAATCCAGGCACGTTTTCCGCCCCGTCCGTTTGCCGCCCGCCCTTGCGATTGCGATCGCGATCCCGTTTGCCCTTGCGTTTGCGATCGCGATCCCGTTTGCCCCGCTTGGATTGGTACGGCAACCCCTTTGCCAGCCCGCCGCTGGCCCGTGCCGCCCCGTTTGGACGGCAACCCAGGCCCGCCGCCGTCAGTGATCCCCGCCCGCCGGCGACCTAATCCCCACCCATAACCCACCCATAACCCACTTTTAATCATAGGTTTACGACCTATCATTCAGTAATCCTGATAAGATTACTAATGATTACATAATTCAAATTTGTCGAAAACGCAATTTTCCGACGATCAACTCATACTGACCCCCCCCCCTCGCCCAATTTTCAAAAAGTTTTTCCCATAAAAAAAGTTTTCTGCGACCCGCGCCTCGGGATTTTTTTGGGATTTTTTGGGGATTTTTTGCGTAGATAAATCGCCCTTAATCTACGCACCGTCGACACGTCGAATTGCATATGTCGATTTATTATAGATAACTTTAGTCCAATAAAGACAGGCATTGTATAGGCCACTTTCTGCCGGCTACGCATGGCCGATATGAATAATCCGAAAACGAAGACCCCCTAAAATATTGCGACCCCTTTTTATTTTCCGAAGGATTTCCCCCCCCTGGGGGATAAATATTTGATTGCCTTTCTTTTTTCGGGGGGTACCCCTAGGGGGATGACCAAGAACGCTATGCTTACGCTTGCTGCCATGCTCGCAGCCATGCCTGTCGAAGCCCGAGAGAAGGCTCACCTTCTAATCCTGACCAACGCCATCGGCGCGGTGGAGAGCGGGATGAACTACGCCGCACAGGGAGATTCTGGCAAGGCTCTGGGAGCTTGGCAGGTACACGTCGCCGCATGGATCACCGCCAACCAATGGCGTATCAAGGAGGGGTTGCCGTCTATCTCGCGCAAGGAGTGGCGGGTGCCTGACAACCAACGGAACATTGCCGTGGCATATGTGACGTGGTGCCGTGACCGCCTGGTCGACGACGGCATTGAGAACCCGTCGCCTGAGCAAATCTACTTGGCCTTTACGATGGGCTTTGCTGGGGCAAAGGCGGTGGGCCACTCCCTCGTCACTGCGCCGAAGAAGAAGGCGGACGCTGCGGAGCGGGTGGGAAACATCTACCGAGAACTTATTAAGTGAAATCTTACCTCTGCATCGACCCCGGAGCCTCTGGCGGCTGGGTGCTTCACGGGGATACGGGAAACTGCATCCAAGGCGGGAATGAGGAGCTGGCTGACCTTTGCCCGTCGATCAACACGACCGTGGTCGTGGAGAAGGTGCCGGCGTTCGTCGGCCCTATACCGGCGTCGGCGTCGTTCAAGCTGGGGTACTCTTACGGCTGGATTGTGGGCCTGTGGCAGGGGCGCGGATTCAAGGTCGTGCTGGTGACCCCGCAGGAGTGGCAGAAGACGATGGGGGTCGGCACTAAGAAGGGTGGCGGGCATACTACGACCGAGTGGAAGAATAAGTTAAAGGCCGAAGCCCAACGCCGCTTCCCCAATACTATGGAAAAAATTACGCTCAAAACTGCTGATGCTTTTTGCTTGCTCTCCCACGCGCAGCAATTCAACCTTTGATTCCTAGCCACTCCCATGATTACGAAATATCACAACCGAGTCGAAGCCACCGAAGTGGCCGACATCCCTGAAGCCGACCGTATCGTCCGTGAGGAACGAGCCGCCGGCAAACACCGCTTCCAGCTCGTCGCCCGTGGCGAACTGAAGGCCGAACTCGACGCCGAAGCCTTGATGGATTCGCTCGTACCTTGGAACCGCCTGGTCTAATCTTTCCATGATCACCAAACTAGTTAAGACCCCTCCAGCTCGCCTGCTGGCATCCATTCCAGATACCGAGTACGTCGTCCTTTCGGACGGCACCGTTGCTCGCCGGCTCAAGCCCTATGTGGTCAACACGAAGGTGTCGTACAATATGATGCTAGACGGCGTCCTCCGCCGTATCTCCAGCCGCAAACTTCTAGCCGCCGCTAAGGCCGTCGCCTGATGGAGACCGTGCTTAAAAGTTTCCTGCTGGTCACCGCCACCTGTTTTATCAGCGTGGCAACCGTCGCCTTCCTAGGCGTCCTCAAGGCTCGCCGCGCCGCCGATAAGACCGACGACGACATGGCCAAGGGGATGCTTGCCAGCCTGGTCTGCTGGATGCTAGGCGGTCTTTTCCTTTTCTTCGCTTACCTCGTCGCCTAACATGGAACCCAACGAACTGACGCCCGTCGTCACAATCCCAAACGAAGTCGGCGTCTCCGCCGGCGTCTATGATCGCATCACCGACCCGATGCAGGCCATCAAGACTCTTGGCCTAGCCATCTTCAAGTCCGGCATCTTCGGCCTTGATAAGCCCGAGCAGGGCGAGATTCTGGCCATGCAATGTATGGTCGAAAAGAAGTCCCCGCTGGAATTGGCGCGGACGTACCACTTCATCCAAGGGCAGCTCGCCATTCGTGCCGACGCTCTGTTGGCTAAGTTCCACCAGGCTGGCGGCAGCGTCGACTGGACTGAGCGTACCGACGAGAAGGTGAAGGCCACCTTCCGCAAGGGAACCGCCTCCGCCGAGATTGTGGCCGACATGAAGGAGTACGTCGCCAACGGCACCGCGCTGGGTAAGGACGGCAAGCCCAAGGACAACTGGAAGAAGTGGCCCCGCCGTATGCTTACCGCCCGTGCAATCAGCGAAGGCGTTCGCCTCATCGCCCCGGAGTGCTGCTTCGGAACCTACACCGTTGAGGAATTCGACCCCCCGTCTTCCCGTTCTTATAACCATGTGTCGAAGCAGGGAGACGTAAGCCTCGACGAACTGATCAACGTCGAGTACCGCCCTGCCGCCGTCGCCGTGCTGCGCGAGAGTGGTCACTTGACTCCCGAGCAGGATTGGGCAGACATCTCGCCAGACCTCGCCGAGACTCTGGCAAAGAAGCCCGGGCCTTTCTGGGCTGCGGTCAAAGCCAAATATTTCACCCTATGAAAAAACCCAAAGCCACCAAAGCAAAGCCCACGGATGACGGCATCGTCGTCCACGAATTCCGCCCTCTGCCCGACCGTCCCCCGGAAGAGCAGGTCAAGGCACTTACGCAGATCGTTCACCAGATGAGCCAGAACTGTTTCGAGGTTCGCCTGGAGATGAACGACCTGCGCGAGCAGAACGTCGCCCTGAAGGCCGAACTAGTTTACTTGAGGGGCATCTCTGACGCTCAAGCCCAAAAGAACTACTTAAACCTTTTCAAAAACTAACATGGAACGTCAACTCATTCTAGACCTCTTCACGGGAGCAATGGCCGTCATGGTCTTCGCCTTCCTGTGGGTCGGTCTCCTGATCTCCCGTAAGCACGTCAACTGGGAGAACAATTACGAAAGCGTCGGCTACATCTTCATGTGCCTGCTGGTGGCCGTCGCCACCCTCGCCTGCACGGTCAACGCCTACTTCTGGTTCACCGAACATATTATCTACATCCCATGAGCAACACCATCCCCGACGACGCCTATTCCACCCATGCCGGTTTGAGCCAAAGCGGCGCGAAGGAGCTACTCCGCTCCCCAGCCCACTTTAAGCAGTACCTTGAGCGTGACCGCTCCGAGCAGACGCCCGCGCAGCGTCTCGGTACGCTGATCCACCTCGCTTCGCTCCAGCCTAAGGTGTTCGACGCCACCATCGTCGTCGCCCCGGAGTGCGATAAGCGGACTTCCGCCGGCAAGGAGATTTGGGCCTCGTTCCAGTCCTCCCTGAAGCCTGGCCAAGAGGCCATCAGCCAGAAAGACAGCGAGCTGGTTACCAATGTCTCCATCGCTGCCCGTGCCGGCCTCGACAAGTTAATGAAGGACTTGGACGGCGAGTACATGATCACCGAAGTCCCGATGGTCGGTCGTGTGAACGGCACCGACATCAAGGGCAGGCTCGACGCCATCATCACGACTAAGGCTGGCAAGCGTATCGTCGTAGACATCAAGACGACAATGGACGCCGGTGCGGAATCCTTTGGTAGGGATATTGCCAATTATAAATACTTCCTACAGCAGGCGTGGTATACGACGCTGGCTCACGCCGATCAGTTCGTCTTCTTGGCCGTCGAAAAGGACGCGCCGAATTGCTGGGCGTGTTATCAGCTCGACGAGGCGTCGCACCAGAAGGGTCTTGTGCTGATGAATTCGGCCATTGACCTGTTTAAGTCCTGCAACACGTTCAAGCAGTTCCCCGGCTACCCGCAGGAAGTCCAGACCCTGAGCCTCCCTAAGTGGGTTCAGTAATTTCCACCCAAACCCATAACCCAAAACACAAGATACCATCATGGCATTCAAGTTCAACCCCAACGCCGCCGAGGATCGTAAGTACGTTTCCAAGGCCGGCACCTACACCTGCACGGTGTCGGCGTTCAAGCAGGACTACCTCCCGCCCCGCGCTGACCTGTACGCCCGCATCACCTTCGTCACCAGCGAAGGCGAGAGCGTTTACGGCGATCTGTTCGCCAAGCCCGATAAGAACGGTGGCCACGACCGCCTGGAGCAGTTTGTTGCTGCCACGGCCAACGACGAGGAGATTAAGAAGTACATCTCCGGCGGCGAGCTGGAGGTCGACGAAGCCTTCCTGACCGCCGTCTGCACCCGTGCGGTCACCCGTAGCCTCAAGGTCAAGGTGACCGAGCGCAAGTACACCAAAAAGGACGGTTCGGAGGGGGTGGCCTACCAGGCGTCCTTCTTTACCCGCCTGCCGGCTGGCCCCGAATCCATCCCCTTCTAAGGGGGGGCTAGGCGGTACTTTAGGGGGAACGAAAGTTCCTCCTTTTTTGTGCTTGTGTTGTCCACGGCAATATACACAACAGGTCTTGCCACCCATAATCCATAACACCCATGAAACTCACAAAGAAACAAGAACTCGCCCTCGCCCTCGCTGACTACAAGGAGTGCATCAGCATCAAACAACTCTTCCAGCCGGAGTTCGCCAATGAATGGGCGTACTCCCTCTGGACGTGCAAGTGGCCTCACGACGCTGGTCAGGTCACCAACTGCCACGGCGGCGAGCCTAACCGCTACTGGTTCGACAAGCGTATCTGTGCTTCCGAATTGCGCGGCTGCGTCCAACTCGACCCAACCTGCGAACATATCGTCCTCGTCCGTGGTGGGAAGCGTCCGCAGTACACAATCCTCGACGCCAACAAGTACCGCACCCTTGTTGCTGCCTAACATGGAACTGAAGCTCCGAGACTATCAGGAAGCCGCCGTCACCGCCGCGCTGTCCTTTATTGCGAAGGCCGTCAACCCGCTAGTGATCGCACCGACGGGTGCCGGCAAGACCGTCATCGCCTCCAGCATTATGCTGCGCTGGCAGACTGGCACGACCCGCAAGTGTTTCTTCGTCGCCCACCGTAAGGAACTTATCGACCAGGCTAAGGCCACGATGGATAAGTTCGGCGTCCGGGGCGAAGCCCTGAGCGTTTTCTCCGCTGACTTTGACCATATCTCCGCCGAAGATAAGGCCACCGCGCTGGTCGTCTTCGACGAAGCCCACCATGCCGTCGCCTCTTCGTGGGCTAAGTTCAACGCCGTGTTCACCGGCCCGAAGGTCGCCGTGACCGCCACCCCTGATCGCCTCGACCGCCAGAAACTGGAGACGGTCGGTTTCGTGCCAGCCTACGAGATTGCGATTCGCACCCTTATCGAGCAGGGGCACCTTGTCCGCCCTATGGCTCAGAAGATGCCCGTGGAGATGAGCCTTATCCGCCTGCGCGGTTACGACGACGCCCTTGAGGCCGTGGCCGACTCCATTGTCAGCGAGCTGAACCGATGGGATCGCAAGAAGGCCATTTGCTTCCTGCCCGAGGTTGATACCTCCATCCGCCTAGTCGCCTTGCTCCGCCAGCGCGGCGTCGAGGCCGGCCACGCCGACGGCAGCACGGGCAAGTTCCGTGCCGGCACGGTCGAAGCCTTTAAGAACGGCGAGCTTCGGGTGCTGTGCAACGTGAACCTGTTCACCGAAGGGTTCGACGCCCCCGAGACCGATTGCGTCATCCTGCTGCGTCCGACCCAGTCCCGCGCCCTTTGGTGCCAGATGATTGGCCGTGGTCTCCGCACGGCTCCAGGCAAGACCGATTGCCTCATCCTCGACCCCATGTGGATCAGCGGGGAGAATTCCTTCACGCCAGCAGACGCCTTCACGGTTCACCCTATGGCTAAGTCCGCAGCAATCGAAGGCGGGCATGACCCTCTGGACGCCGCCGAAGCCTGCGACCGTCAGGCCGAGGAAAGTATGCTCCGCCGTATCGCCTCCGAAGAGCAGCGGTCGGCGACCAAGGAAGCCAAGGAACTGGGGCTGGTCGACCTATCGGTCGCCTGCGCGGTGTTTGGGTTCGTCCTGCCGGCTCCGACCACGGAGTCCGCCATGTTCGGCTATCAAGCCTCCGAATTAGCCCGCTACGGCGTCCACGCCCGTGGTATGACCGTTGACCAGGCTGACTGGATGATCGCCCGCCTGAAGGCACGGGAAGCCCTTAATCTGGCCACCCTGAAGCAGGTTCGCAAGCTCCAGCAGTTTGGGGTGCGCGGTGCCGACCGCCTGTCGAAGGAATCGGCGTCGAAGGCCATCTCATCCGACTGGCGTATGCAAAAGGGGGCTGTTTCTAAATCCCCCCTCCAAAAAATTTACGGACGCATTTTCGATAACTATGATGCCTAAAAACAATAAGCCGCTGGTCTTTATGATCACCGGGGTCGCTCGCGCGGGGAAGGACACCTTCGCCGCTTGTCTGATGGAACACTTCAACGGCAACGGCAACCGTGCCGAGGTGTTTAAGTTCGCCGACGTGCTGAAGGAACGGGCGAACGACGTGCTTCGGGCTATGGGAGTCTTCAAGGCTGGGGAGCGAGACTTCCACGCCGAAGATTTCAAGGTCAAGAATCGGGGGCTGCTGGTCGAATTAGGTCGTACCCTCCGGGGGGTCGACAAAGACATCTTCGCACGGCACCTGAACGCGCAAGTGGCCTTGTTCATGGATTACGCGCCGCTGGATGTCCGCCCTATCGCCCTTATCTCCGATTGGCGTTATTTGAATGAGTACCTCTTTCTGGCCAAGCACCTTGAGGTGCAGATCGTGACGGTCGAGATTCAGCGTCCAGGCTTCGGGCCGGCGAACGACGAAGAGGCGGGCAGCTTGGCTGACATGATGTCGGCGATGCAGATACTGCATACTCGATTGGCGGTTGACCCTGCCGGCGTTCGTGCCGTAGCGTCCGAACTGTACCATATCTACCGATGAGCAAATTTATTCCCGTTGATCCAGATAAGTGGGCTGAGATGGTCAGGGCATGGGCCGACTTGCCGCGCTGGAAAGAGATTTGCGACGAGCTGGACGCCCGTTGTAACGAACTCAAGGCCGAGAACCAAAGGCTGCGTGAATCGTCTTTTGTCACCGCCGTCCCCTCCCATCAATACGAGCGCGTCATCAAAGCAGGTGATGCGATGGCTGAAGACCTCCCGCAGTTTGGGAGCGTTAAAGAATGGAACGCCGCCAAAAACGGATGGGACACCTCCAAGGAGGGCAGGCAGTCGTGATTAAGCCAAAGCGATATCTTTGCGGCGGGTATGTTGGACTCATGCATGAGTTTGCAAAAGGTGATTGGGTTAATTGGTCGGACTATGCATTATTGCAGGCCGAGGTAAAACGGCTTCAGAATAACTGCGATTACCTTGACCAGAAACTGGACGAGGAAATCGACAAGTCCGCCATGCTTTGCGGTCAAATCGAACGGCTGACCGACGCCATTACGCGCGGTACGGCTATCACTCCAGACGCCCACCCCCAGCCATGAAGAAGCGTCGCCCCGAGATCATGCGACCCGGACGCAAGCAGCAGACCCCCATCGAGATTAAGGCCACCGCGCTGGCTCTAAAGGCCGACCGTGATCGCTGGACTAAACTTATGGCTCAACCCCTTAACCAATGGAAACCCGTCGTCTGAACCGAAAGGAAGCTTATGGCCTGGTCAAGCAAGCCGTGGTCGAAGGCCATGCCGCCTGCATGACCTACGCCGAAGTTGTAGCCAAGTACGCCGTCCGCCTGGAAAGCCTTTACTCCGCTGCCAAGCGTCTCGGCCTTTCCCTTAAACCCTCCAAGCATAACAAATGAAAGTCTTGGAACTTTTCGCAGGATCGCGATCCATTGGTCAACAAGCCGAGGCTTTAGGCATGGAAGTATTTTCATCTGACATAAATCCTTTCCAAGGAATTCATTATGTCGTTAACATTCTTGAATTCGATGTTAACAAAGTACCATTTAAACCCGACATTATATGGGCATCCCCTCCTTGCACCACTTTTAGCGTGGCGTCTATCGGCCATCATTGGACTGGCGGCTCCAAGGCTTACATTCCCAAGTCTGCGTCCGCACAGGTTGGGCTTGCAATTGCGTTGAAGACCAAAGCCATCGTCAGGCATTTTAACCCACTTTTCTTTTTTATTGAGAACCCCCGTGGCCTGCTTCGCAAAATGGATTTCATGCAAGACATGATGCGTCATACGGTGACTTATTGCCAATATGGCGACACCCGGATGAAGCCTACGGATATTTGGACTAACAACATGAATTGGAACCCAAGGACAGTATGTAGGAACGGAGACCCTTGTCATGTGGCAGCTCCCCGTGGGTCTAGAACTGGGACGCAAGGAATTAACGGTACCTATGACCGAAGCAAAATCCCTGAAAAACTTTGTCAAGAAATTCTTCAATCATGCATACTATGAGAAAACCCCCCATTAACCTGACCCAGTACACCCACAAGATGCCCAGGCGGTGCCACGCGCTGCTGGTAATCCTAGACGGTGGCAAGGTCGAGCATCCCGAGTTCGTGGCCTACAGCTGGGACGAGTTTGCCGACGAGCTGTCCAAGTGGAAGAAGACGGTTATGCCGACTCTAAGGCGATCTAACGTCGACTTCTGGGAACTGCACAACGGCAATCACCAGGCGGTCAACCTGCTTAACCGATGAGCGGGGTCAAGTCACGCAACCGTTACGGCAAGCCGCCGGCTCGTCTAGCCGTTGTTGAGGGCATCAAGCACGGCATGACGGCCAAGGAGACCGCCTACGCCTACGAGTACGGACTCCGTGCCGTGCAGGAAGCCGCCAACCGTATGGGGGTATCTTTTGTCTACTCTGGCACAGGGCGACCCCCTAAACACCTGCCTAACAATACACAATGAACATCAATAAAGGCTGGAAGCGGTTTATGGCGGTTGGCTGCTCCCACGGGATGTACGCCGATCCGAAGGCTATCGAGGGGGTGTTAAAGTTCAAGGAACGCTGGAAGCCCCATATGACCGTCCACCTTGGAGACTTTGTAGATATGACCCCGTTCATGTCATCGGCGCGGGGCAAAGGCGACGCCGTTGAACCCGACATTGGCGGGGGGCTGAAGTTCCTTGACCAGCTCCGCCCTAACGTCGTTCTGGCCGGCAATCACGAAGTCCGCCTCTGGCGCGAAGCGGCCTCGGACGACGAAGTTTATTCGGGCTACGCAATCCGCCTTATCAACGACATCACCGAGCATTGCCGAAAGCGGAAAGCCCTCTTCGTCGAGTACACGGGCATCTGGCAGGCGTTCCAGTTGGCCAACTACAAGTTTACGCACGGTACGGTGTACGGCGAGAACGCCCCAAGGGACATGGCCGAGATGTACGGGAACGTGATCTTCGCCCATACGCACAAGGTCGGTCGCATGACTGGACGACGGGACGATACTCCGACGGGCATCAGCGTCGGCACCCTGACCCGCCGGGGGGCTATGGATTACGCCAATACGCGCAGGGCGACGTTCGCCTGGTCGCAGGGCATGGTCTTCGGCTACTACACGGACGATAAACTCATACCGTGGGTGCATGAGCAGCCTCACGGTCAAGACGAATGGATTTTGCCGGTATGAATTCAAAAGACGTCCTGAAGGAGTTATGGGCCATCAAGTCCCGAGCTGCCGAACCTATTCCCAAGGGCTACAAATCTACGGAAGATTGGTCAAAGGAATGGGGCATCCACCTTTCAACGGGACGTATTTGGTTAATGCAGATGGAGAAGGCTGGGAGGATAAAGAAAGTAAAGTTACGCTTTTTCGACGGTCGCAGGATCCAGATGAAATACTTTTACGGTTGACGCATAGGGGGTACGGGGGGATAACGATTCCGCCACCTATGAAAACTCCCATCCAACTGGAGCCGCACTCGGCTTTCAAGAAGGCTGTCGTCCGCAAGGGCAAAGACGGTCTTCTTACTTACAATTACTTTAAGCTCATTGAGGTCTGCAAGAAACTGCATGGCTGGAATGACGAGGTCGCCCAGGAGTGGGTTGACTACAATATCGTCGGCCTTGCCGTGAACGGTTTTAAAATATCCTACGCCCAGCCACGTCGATGAAAATCCTTATTGCCTGCGAATATTCCGGCACCGTGCGCGACGCCTTCATCAAGGCCGGCCACGAAGCCATGTCCTGCGATCTGCTGCCTACCGATGTGCCTGGGCCGCATTATCAAGGTGATGTATTCGACATCATCGACCGAGGCTGGGACATGATGATTGCTCATCCCCCCTGTACACACTTGGCTGTCAGCGGTGCTAGGCACTTCAAGGAAAAACAGGCCGACGGACGCCAGCAGCAAGCTTTGGATTTTGTCAGCAGGCTGCTAAACGCAGACATCCGCCGTATCGCTTTGGAAAACCCTATCAGCATCATTAGTTCAAAGATTCGCAAGCCTGACCAGATTATCCAGCCCTGGCAGTTCGGCCACGGGGAAACGAAGGCCACTTGCCTCTGGATTAAAAACCTTCCGTCCCTTGTTCCTACCGATGTCGTCGACGGGCGAGAGCAGCGCGTATGGAAACTCCCTCCCACGGCTGACAGATGGAAAATTAGGTCAAAGACGTATCAAGGCATCGCCGACGCTATGGCCGCTCAATGGGGTTCCCTCTAATGACCACCGAAGATCGCATTTCCGGGGCGAGAGCCTATCTTGCCAAACTACCAGCCGCCGTAGCCGGCCAAGGCGGACATCCTGCCACCTACCGCGCCGCAAGCATATTGGCCAATGGCTTCGACCTACCGTGGTCGGACGCCTGGTCGCTACTTCAGGAGTTCAACCTCCGCTGCTCGCCGCCTTGGTCTGAGAAAGACCTGCGTCACAAGTTGAACGACGCCTACGTCAAGCCCCACGAACGCCAGAAGGGATGGCTCGCCAAGGGTACGGAGCGTAGGGTCGGTGCGAACGGTCGCTTCGTCTTTGACCCTAACCGTGTTGCAGAGCTGGCCGATGCACAGACGCCGTTCACGACCGCCGATGTCCTGCTGAATTGCTTTACGAACGAGGACATTATCTGCATTACGAACGAGGCCGGCCAGACCGAAGACGGCAAGTGGTTCCCGGCGTCGAAGGGCATCTTTCTGACTCGCGCTGAGTGGATCACCAAGTTCTTCGGCCCCGGAGCCGTGGGGGCTGCGAAGTTCGCCGGCACGGAGTCGGGGGCTTGGATTCGCATCAACCCCTTCACGCCCGACGACTTCACGGGTACGGACGGTGCGGTATCTAACTACCGCCACGTCTTGGTCGAGTTCGACAAGAAGCCCAAGGACGAACAGGTGGCCATCTTCCAGCAGTCGAATCTGCCCATCAGCCTGCTCGTCGACTCGGGCGGCAAGTCCGTTCACGCATGGGTGCGCGTTGACGCCCAGACCAAAGAGCAATGGGAAGAGCGACGTAATACGGTGTATGACTACCTTTCCGACCATGAACCCGACCCGCAGAACAAGAACCCCTCCCGGTGGAGCCGCCTCGGCGGTGTCCTTCGTGGCGAGAACGAACAGAGAATTGTCGCTTTCAAGATTGGGGCTTTGGACTGGGATGAGTTCACCGCTTGGAGGGAAGGACAAGACTTCCCCCAAGAGGTTAGCACCGATACTCTTGAAAACTACGACACCAAGAACGATCCCAACCATGTGGTCGGTCACGGGCGGTATCTCTGTCGAGGAGGAAGTCTTTTGGTCACCGGGCAATCTGGTATCGGTAAGAGTTCCTTTGTCATGCAGATGGCCGCATCGTGGGCCATCGGGCGCGAGCTGTTTGGGATACCAGTCATTCGGCCACTACGCATTGCGGTCGTTCAGGCCGAGTGTGACATCGGAGACTTGGCTGAAGCCTATCAGGGAGTTTCTTCAGGAATGCGACTCTCCCCCGATGAAAAAGTTCTTTGCAAAAGTAACCTAAAGTTCTTCACCGAGGCGTCGAAGACGGGCAAGGACTTCGTCGACCTGTGCCGAAAGATCATCGTAAGGCATAAACTGGACGTGCTGGTCGCCGATCCGCTGCTGTCATATGTGGGGGGTGACCTATCCAAGCAGGAGGTCTGTTCCCACTTCCTGCGTAACCTTGTGCAGCCCGTGCTTCAGGAGACGGGGTGCATCATGGTCTTCATCCACCATGAGGGGAAGCCGAAGCCGCAGGAAGTTAAGGACGGCCAGACGGTGTCCGACCAGATGTACAGCGGTATCGGGAGTTCCGAGTTAGTGAACTGGGCGAGGGCCATTATCAACATCAGGCGGGAGTCGAAGGAACTGCCGGTGTTCTCGTTCAACCTGACTAAGCGCGGGAAGCTCGCCGGGATGCGGACGCCCGACGGCAAGCCTACCCTGTCAATCAAACTGAAACACGCCGATGATCGGGTGCTATGGGAGGTTGCCCCCTTGGCCGGCGGTTTCGAGCTGCTCAAGGTCGGGCAGCAGTACCGTCACTTTGAGTCCAAGCCCCGCATCAGCCGGGGGGCTTTACTGGAGGAATTGGTGTCCGACCACAAACTCCAGCGCGACCAGGCGGAAGCCCTCATCAAGGCTATGGTGACCAACGGCATTATCGAACCCCGCAAGGTTGGTGCCGCGCTGTACTACCAAGGCACCAAATACGACGCCTAGGAAGCCCGTGGCGGCGTTTTCTTCCGTAGTCTGACTACTACTGCCAACCCGACCCCCAGACAGCCTACGCCCAAAGCCCAGCCCAAGTCCCGGCAGGACTGAAGGGCTAGGGTGGCGGAGGACAGGTTTCGCTCCAAATCCTTGGAGTCGGACTTGATGCCCCCGTCGGTGATAATCATGGCCATCGCCTCGGTGGACTGGAGCTGGTCTAGGACAAACCCAGCAATCCAAGCGGACATGATGGCGGACAGGGCGGCAGCGGCTACCAGCCCCATGACGGCAATCATCAGATTGCTTTCAGTTCCGTTTGCCGCGCTTGGATGGTTTCTTTTTGCCATGTTTTTTTTCATCCCCGACCTCGGCGTTGCCCTTGGCCTTGATGTACCGCATCAGGTAGTCGAGGCACTCGGGGGCTGCGTAGCCGGCGGCACCAACGACGCCCATGCGGAGGCCGGGGCTTTCGATGTGATCCGTGATAGCGTAACCGACCAAGGCGGCGGTAATGGCAGCGGCCAGCACTCTACGGATTACCCAGCCAGCCGAGACCGGCTCGGTACTCAAGAGAAGTCGCGCTACCATTGCCAAGCCCCCTAGGACGCCAGCCACAACGCCGTCTTTGACCTCCCGGGGGATGTCGTCGGGACTGATGGGGGTACTCATTTACGGAGGAAGGTGGAGAGGAGGCAGATATTGGCCACCGAGTAGCAGAACCACATGGTCGCAATGGCGTAGTTGCGGGCATAGAGGTTGGCGACGCCGGCGGAGAAGTACGCAAGGGAAGCGATGCCCGGGACGCAGACGGTCGTGAAGGTTTCAAGGGTCACGAAATCTTGGGGGGCTTGGCGTTAGGCTGGAGCAGCACCCGGCGGTAGTTCTGATCCCAGAGGACGGCGGCTAGGTCTTTACCCAATCGGTCAATTTCTGCTTCTGATTTTTCTGGGAAAGTTAGATGCCCCTGCTCATGGCACAAAACCTCCAACTGACGCTTTGCCCCGAGGCGCGGATCAATCTCAATCAGCCCTTCGCCGATGGTAGCCTGCCCCCAGGCTTTCTGACGACCTAGTTTTACCCATACGACTTTAGATTTTCGGCGGCTCATAGTCGGATTCTTTATTGGAGTCCCTAACCTTATCCCAGACGAACCAGATGCCCAGTCCCGCGCAAGCGGTAAGGGTCGTGCCGGCGATGTAGGAGAAGTACTCCGAATCGATGATGAAGGGAACGGCTCCGCAGAAGGCTCCGCAGAGGATGAGGGGGATGCCAATCTTGGGGCCGGTAAAGGCCGTGGCGACGGCACCGATGACGGCTAGGGCGGCACCCGTGATCGTCCAGATGTTCTTGGCGGCGTCCTTCTTGGTCTGCTCGACCTCGGCGGTGAGTTCCTTGATGCGGGCGTCCTTCAGGCCAGAGACTCTCTTGGCTTCGGCGGAGTCGGCCTGAACCTTAGCCCAGTCGACGTCAATCTTGGCTAGGAGCTTCTTGCCAAATTCGACCGCCTGGGCATAGTCCTTCTGGTCAGCCTTGGCTGCGCGTTGGCGAGCTAGGGCCAGTTCCTCTTGTGCCGGGGCTGGGAGGAAGGACAAGGCGACGGTGGTCTCCCCACGGACGACCTCGGGCTTGTCGGCATTCTCCCGTGCAATGGTAACGGAGGCGGCGACCTTCTGATCGGCCTTGTCCCATTCCTTGCCGACCGTTGCTACGATGTTCTCGGAGGTCGGGGCGTCCGGCTGTTTCGGCAACGGAGCCTGGGACGACGTGGAGCATCCAGCCATCAGAACAGAGACAGCCAGAAGGACGCGCACGGCTTACTTCCCCTTGAGTTGGTCGATGATGGACTTGGCCTTCTCGACCTTGGACGAGTTGGCGTTCTTGACGCCGGCGTAGAAACCACCAGCGAACCCAACGACGATGCAGATAAGGTAAGTCATGTGATTAAGGATTAACGAGGACGAGCGCGTAATACGTTGTTCCACCCACAACGAAAGACGACGTGGTATAAGGGCCAGCCCAATATCCGAAATGCCTTACATACAAATACCCGTCATCTGGACAATCGGGGATTCCAGAAACAGCGGCGGTTGTTTGCGTCGTATTATCTGGGAATGTAATCCCATAAGCAAATACGTTCATACTACTTCCAACATTATCCTGAACCCTTAAATAATTTGGAGCAATCGAACTGATAAATCCAGTACCATCAGTTAGCGTTGCAACGGTTGGGTTATCATTAAAAACAAACGGAGGAGAGGCCGTGGTCTGGGTCGTGCCGTCTCCAAACATGATCCCGTTAGTGTCAACCTTCAGCGCGGCGGTCGCATCCGGGGCGACGCCGATGCCGACCTTGCCGAACTGATCTACGACAAAAGCCGTAGCGTCAGGGGTCGTGCTGTCTTCGACTTGGATGGCGTTACCTGTTCCAAGTTGAGTCAAAGCGGCATTAACAGTCCCAACAGTTGTCTGAATGATTTGCGGAGCGGTGTAGGTGTTGGAAGTGTTCGTGTTGGCTACGGCTTTTGCAGTTCCGTTCACATCCCGGTAGTTGATGTTGGTAGCAATCCAAATGTCGCCAGCGATAGTAGAGGAGGGGGCGGTAGCCTGCGGAGCAATATTTAAGGCGGCGGTCGTAGCCGTAACGGTCGTGTTGACCTTGCCAGTGAACGTAGCCCCAGAGAGGTTCGCCTTACCAGCGGCGGAAGCGATGGTGAAGTAGGTCGATGCCGCCGTCGTCGTTTCGAGCTTTCCGTTGAGCGCGGTGGCTAAATCCGTCTGGTTTCCGAGGACTCCAGTAATGTCACCCCAGACGATAGAAGCCGCTGGAACCGTACCGCCGACGTTGACCGTCCACACGGCAAACGTGCCTGTGCCGGTGTGCGTTTGCACGTCCACGGTCATCACGCCAGTCCCAGAGTCGTAGGTCAGCACTTGCGCGTGCATGTGTTTGCTCGCATCGTATGCAATTACCACATCCTGCTGCGGAGTGTAGGACAAGCCCGTGCCGACCGTCAGCGTCTTGTTGGCGTTGTCGATGGCCAGGCTGGTCGTCGAGGTCGTCAGGTAGCGGTCGCCTGGGATGACCACATCCCAAGCCGCATTCTTCCGGGCATACTGCGATCCGTCCGAGGGGGCGTCATTGACTACGGCCAGAGAGCCTAGGCCAGAGATGTCGGTATTGTCGAGGGTCACCACGCCGACCTTTCCTGCGACCGATGTGACGGGGGCAGAGGTCAAATACCCCTGAGCCTTGACGAAGGCCGTGGTGGCGATGCTGGTACTGTTGTCCGAGGTGGCAGGCGTGGGAGCGCTTGGGTTGCCGGTCAGCGCTGCGTTGTCGAACAAGATTTCAGCTCCAGGGTAAGCCACCGTCTGCTTGGATATTCCACCATGCCAAAACGTAATGCCGTCCCCTTGGATCGTCATAGTCTTTGCAGTTGAGCCTG